TATACAGGCATAAAACATAGTCGCCCGGCGACGGCAACCACGGGGCTATTTTGACGGCGTGCGAATGGGCGGCAAAGGCGGCTTCACCGCTTCCGCCGCTTTCGCTTTCCGTCCTCTGTGCCGCTCCCTTTGCCGGAATGAACGGCGGGTTCTTGATGACCTTTAGTTCTCCCGACACAAGCGGCGATTGCCCCTTGTCCTCGAACGTGACGCGGGCGGTGCGGTTCCCGGCGTTGACCGATGAAACCCGGCCCGTCCTCACGATATTTTTCAAAACTGATAGATCGGCCATCAATACCCCTCCAATACCCGGCGTAGCGTCAAATCGGTTTTATAGCCGCTCTTTGACACGGAATGCGTCGCCGTTTCGATGATGTATTTCCCGTCGAACGCGCCGTAGCCCGATACCTGAACCGTGATGCCAGCCACAAGCCGCGCGTCCCCGGTCAGTTTGAACAATGCCTTGAATTCGCCCTTGTTCTTCTGCCGCAGGCGCTTCATTGCCAGTTGCCGGGCTTCCTCTCTGTTGGAAACCTTTTCGTTCACTTCCAGAACTTGACCGTCCTTATCCGCGTTTCGCGGGGTGTAGGTGTATTCGATGGTCTTTCCCGTCGTTGGGTCGGTATAGGAAACGTGGCACTTGCTGTATGACGCGTCGTGCAAGCTGGTTGAAAAGGACCACGAACTAACGTCCGCCGTCCCGCGCTTGATGACGCGCACCGCGTCTTTCTGCTCATAAGCCGCCGCGTCGAAAAGAACGATGATTTTTGCGGTAACTTTCAGGCTGATTCCCGCGGCCTTGCAAAGCCGTTGAAGAAAGGTGATGTCCGATTCCTGTATCTGCTCTTTCCGGGTATACAGAGGGTCGAACGCGGATTCGAACATACAGGTAAGCCCGTTTTTGCCCGCAATTTCCTTTGCGATGCTGGAAAGCGTGTAGTTCTCCCATGCTTTCGTTTTCTTCTGCGTCCGCACGGTGGACTTGTAGGGAATGGACCCGGCCTTGATGGTCGCTTTTGCGGGCGGGCCGCTCCCGTCCACGGTGTCGATTTCAAAAACGCCACAGTCAAGCACACGGTCTTTCCCGTTGGATTCCCAATTCTTTTGAACGATGACGGCGGAGATTTCCACGCCCTTTGACGCGCCGGGTGTGTTCAGCCAGTTTCCCAGCCACACGCCCTCGCGGTCATCAAGCGATAGTTGCAGGTCGTCCGTTTTATCCTCTTCGTTGTCCGTGTAGGTCAGCGAAAGAAGATGCTTGTTTATGTCGGTCGAAATGTCCACCCCCGCAAAGGTCAGGCGGACAGCGGTTCTTCGTGCATTCATTCGGCAGTCCCTCGCTTCCACGGCGGCAGGTCAGAGGAAACCCGCGTTTCCGGCTCTGGAACTGTCAGTGTGATTCCGGCGGGAAAAACGAAAGTGCGGCGGTACTGCGGGTTCAACTTCATAAGCCGGTCTGTGTAGGCTTCGTCGCCCAATGTCTTATAGGCGATGCCGTCCCACATATCCCCGGCTATTGTGGTGTATTTAGTCATAGTTCCGCCGCCTTTCGTCGTCCTGTCTTTGCCGCTCCCGCTCGTCGATTTCGTCCAACAACTCTTCGTCGTGGCGGCGTAGCATTTCTTCAATGTCCTGTGCCTGCGCGTCGTTGCCGACGTGGAACACGGGTGCGCTGTGAATGACGACGGACGTTCTGCCGTCGCCTGCGTTCAGGGTCGGTGCGGCAACGCTGGGCGCTCCCGCATAGGCCAGTTGATACGGCGTGGCCCCTGCGGTGCGAATAGCGTTTACCGTGTCCGCAAGATTGCGGAAGATGCTTCCCGTCTGCGCCGCGGTGAATACGCTTCGGTTCTTTGCGTTGGTGATAAGTTCCGCGCCCTGCTCACCAGCTATGAACGTGTCCGGCGTGCTGTCTGTACCTGTTGCAAATTGCGGTATCAACGGAATGTTGATGCCCTTTCCGCCGATGCCGGGGACCCAATCAGGGATTTTCAGCTTGTTCAAGCCGGAAATCGCGCCGTTTACAAGGCTGATAATGCCGTTCAGTACGCCGCTTGCAATGCTCTTTAGAGAATTCCAAACGCCGCTGAATATGCTTTTCACGCCCTCCCAAACACGGGTCCAATCTCCCGTGAAGATGCCTGCGAAAACGTCTACAAGGCCCTTTATCGCGGTCAGCGCACCAGATACAACGCCCTTGATGGTTTCAAGCGCAATGCCGATGATGCTTTGTATCGTCGGCATAAGGAATTGAATAACTGCCATGATTGCCGTTGCAATGGTGGAAACCACTTCCGCAAGTCCTTGCAGGATAGAAGCGATAGTCGGTGCCCACTCTGCGAACGCCTGCGCGATCTGCGGAAGCACGGTCCCGACGATGAAAGAAAAGATTTGCTCCACAATCGGGCGAACATAGGTGTTCACAAACTCGATGAACCCGGAAAGAATATTCCAGACGGTTTGTAAAATCGTAATGGCCCCGTCGATAACGCCCGTTGCTTCCTCTCCGAACAGGTTTATCAGGAATTGCCGTGCGCCGCCCAAATTGCCGTCCGTGAAGACGTTGCGTATCGTATCGCCGATGTTTGTTATTACCGCAACCACCTTGTCGAAAATGACAAGTCCAGCGTCACCGAACACCCGGCCTACGACTTCGCGCACCTTGTCCAGATTGTCCCGTAGGATTTGGACCGCGGCAACGATCAGCGAAATAACGCCCACCACGGGAAGCACCTTGCCAAGAATGCCGCTGAACGGCCCCAAGATAGCGCCGCCCAGCTTTTGAAGCGGGGCAATCATGGTTCCTATTTTCCCGAAACCCTTTCCGATAACGGAACCGATTTTACCCAGCGGACCCGCCGCAACAGTGGTCCCGGCCTTGCCTAATATGTTGGTGATGGTCCCGGCAACGCCTGTGAATGCCCACGTCGCAACGCCGCCCATTCCCGAAAACAGCTTCGAGAATACGCCGCCCGCCGCTCCGCCGATTTTGGAGAACGCGCCGCCGATTTTTGTTCCGCTGAACATTTGCCCGAACGCGCGGCCTACACCGCCCGCCGCGGACCCAATGCCGCCGAAATACCCGGTCACGCTCTTTGCAACGCCCTTGACCTTTCCTGCGAACCCGACGGCTTCCACGCCCGCAAGTGCTGTCTTTCCCTTGAAAAGCGCCATGACCTTTTGAATAGTCAGCACGCCGCCTTTTAGTTCAAGAAAGCCCAACTTTGCAGTCAGGGCCGCGGCCTTGAATGCCAACAGCCCCGCCGTCACCTTTACGATGGTCCGTACAAGTTCCGGGTTTGCGTTTATAAATTCCGTCAGTTTGGAAATCAGTTCGGCGGCTTTCTCTGCTCCCTGCGTGAATGTCGGTAACAGCGCGTCGCCCAGCGCGATTTGCAGGCCCTCGAATGCGGATTTCAGCAGGGTAACTTTACCCTCGAAATTGTCCAGCTTGATTTGTGCCATGCGCTCCGCCGCGCCTGCGGCATTGTTGACCGAATCGGACAGTTTCTTGAAATCAGCGTCGCTTGCGTTTACGATAGCAAGCATACCTGCGAAAGACTCTTTGCCGAAAATGGCGGTAGCCGCCGCCACCTGTTCGGATTCGGAAAGCCCGCCCAAACTGGACCGCAGATTGTCGATGACCTCGCGGAACGTCTTCATGCTTCCGTCCGCATTCGTCAGGCTGATTCCGTACTTGTCCATGTAGGCTTGCATTTGCTTTGTTGGCTTTGCCATGTTATGCCGTTTTCATCGGCTTGCAGGCGGTCAGCATTACAAAAGCCGATTTTGTCGCCCTTTTTCTGTCCCTTGCGCCTGCGTTTTCTCCACAGGTCTTCCACAACGTCACGGTCAAGCCCGCCGTTCATAATGATGTGGTGATGAATACGAACGGGGGTTTCGCTGTTTCGCTTCGTGGTGTAGGCGGTAACGATCATGTACTTTAGCGGCGGCAATCCCTCTTTCTTTCGGCGGTACTGGACCCGGCGTAGGAAGTTTGTTGCTTCCTGTTCGGCCTGTTCCACCGTGTCAGGCAGATATTTTCCGCTGTATGTAGCTGTAACGTGCAGGGCTTCCGGGTCAGAACCGAAATTCAGGTTCGCCGTCTGCGTGAAGTAGCGGCGTGCGTTCTTGTCATTCAGGTTCTTTTGCTTCGGCTCCGTTTCCTTGATTTTCTTTGACCTCTTCCCGCGCGTAGATGCTGTCAGTTGCGCGGCGGTATAGGGGTATATATCTACCTCCCGATAATGCTTTCCGCAGTAGATTTTCTTTTCTCTCATAAAACTTCGCACTTGCTTCACTCCTTTTGCGGGTAGAGGAAGCGGGCGGGGCTTTACTTCCGGCGTGTGTAGTTGTCTATGCAGGTAGGAAGAACACCGGATAGGGCGTGTCTTTCTTCCCGGTCCTGTTGTCATGCGTGACAAGGCTAATCGCAGGAACGTTAATACCCATTACAAGCCCGCCACGCCGCGCAAAAACGGCGTTATTTGTTGACTTTTTCCGCCGTTTTTGATATACTAACGGTAGGTTGATAGCTGATATATTTTCATCGGCGGAACCCGCTTCGCGTCTGCTCTCCCAAGCAAACGCGGGGCGGTTTTTCTTTATCCAGTTTTCACGACGGCGGGGGTTCAGACCTCCGCCGCTTTGTCTTTGTCTTCCTGCGCGATCTGCGCCGCGTCCTGCTTCGACGTGAACAGAGAAGCCACAGTCGCGCCCAGCGCTTCGCCCCAAACCTCCACGAGGTATTCATTCAGGGCATTCAAAATTCTGTCGCTTGCGATAAGAATAAGCTGTGCGCGGTCCTCTTCGGCGACTTCAACGTTTTTCTCTTCGTCGTCCTCTCCGGGGACAGATACCAAGATTTCGGATTTCAGATAGCAAAGCGGGCGAACGCCGTCGAAGCCGCTGCAAGCGCTGCTCCAGCTCATCGCGCCAGAGGAATTGACGACGCGGACGTAGTAAGAGTAGGACGCGTCACAGGTCCACGGGGTCAGGTTCCAGCACCACGCGTCCACGCGCGGGATAATGCCGCGGAACATTCGATACAGCTTGTCCGACAGCAAAGCGATTTTGTCGGTGGCGGTTCCGTAGTCGGTCATACCGTCATCGGCGGTCAGGTCGCTTTCCCAATCGAGGAACGCCGCCCGGTCCGCGCCCTCTGCAACCAGCGCGTCGAGGAACGCGCCGTTCAGTTCGCGGCGCAGGGAAGAAGAACGCCAATCGTTCTTGTTGTTTTCGTCGAAAGCGCGTTCAAAGACGGGTTCGGCGGAAATCGCAACGGTTCCGTCGCCTGCGTACAGCTTGACCCACTCAATGCCGCCATACAGGAAGCGCCCGCCTGTTTCAATCTGTGAAATTTTCTTCATAACTTAGTCCTCCTCATATTCCGGCTTGAAGCCGTTCTTAATATCCGTGATAAGGTCCCGGACCGTCCGGGAAAGGCAGTAATAGAAAACCGGGAGGAAGAGGGCGAAAACCTCTCCGCCGACGGCGAAATAGCCCCGGTAGGCCAGCGCACGGGCCGCGCCCTCACGAAACAGCATAATTCCGGCAATCGTCAGGGCCGCATACTTCACGATAGCCCACACGGGGACCGGGCGGCGCTGGGCGATTTTCCGGTACTTCCGCCGGGCGGTCATTTGCCCGGCTTCAACGGTGATTGTGATAATCTCTTGTGTCATTTCGGTTCCTCCACTTCGATTCGCTCCGCCGCCGCGATCATAACGGCACGTCCGTTCTTGTCCAGCAGTTCACCTTGTACCAGCAACCCGGTTTTGTCCGGGGTCTTGCGGTAAATCACCGCTGTTACTCGCTGGTAGGTGATGCCGTTGTACCGTACCGGGCGTTCGTCCATGAACGCCCGCTTCAAATCAGCCGTTGTCACGGGACACACCGCCTTTCCGGGAAATCTCGTATTCGGCCCCGAAACGACGGCGCTTGCACCGCCAACAGGTGATTTTCATATTCACGCCGCCGCGGACACGCTCAATATCGTGTTTCCCGGCTTTCTTGATTTCGAGGAAGCAGGGCAAGCAGAATTGACGTTTCATGCTGTCACCGCCTTTCAGTATGGTTTTCCGATGTAATCAAGTATCGTTCCGATACCTAACCCCATCTTGTCCGGCTTCAAAATACCGTTTTCAAAATGACCTCCGCCGATGCAATATCTGTATTGTTGCGGGTGGGTCTGCTTCATGCGTTGAAAGCGGTTCGGTTCTTTGTCGCTCATGATTCCGAACATACAGTACATACACCCGGTTCTTTCGCAACCTGTCGTGACCAGTTTTCTTTCTCCTGCTTCTTCAAAAAGCTGTAATTGTGGGTCAGCTTCAATGATTTCGCCGTAAACAGGGGCATAGGGAATTCCAGTCATTTTCAGATATTGCAAAACGTCCTGTTCGGTCCAAAATGACATAGGCTTTGACATGGGACGTTTGGAATCGAAAGAATTGCACCCATATTTCAGCCATGACGACTGACGCTGTTCCGATTCCTCCGTCATCGTTGCAACGATAGGCTTTCGCCCGGTTTCTGCTTCGTACCTATGTGCGGGGCCTTTCTTCATAACGTCACAGCAAAGTTGCGATGTTTCAAAAGGTGCGTCAATCAGGAACTTGTATTTCTTGAAGCGTTCCTTGAACTTACTTTCATTCCCGTGCTTGTCCAGACCGTCCAGCCGATTTATCGCCCATCGTGAACCACGGCGGGCGTAATATATGACTTTTGCCGTTTCTTTGGAAATGACAGGGTAGCCATATTTTGAAAGAACCTGCGGAAACGTCATTGACGGGTGCAGTATTTCAAGTTCAACGGGAATTTTATATTTCGCTTTCAGCCATTCCGCAAAATCCCGAACGAATTTTTGGATTTCCGGGTATTCAAGCCCCGTATTTACGAAAACAAGGCGCAGAGGGTCTTGTCTTTTCGGGCAACTGAACACTTGATACACGCGGGCGGCAAGGTCTGCTAAAACGGTACTGTCTTTGCCGCCGCTGAATGAAACGTAAACGTTCCAGTCATAACGGCCCAGCCATTCGATCAGGCGGGTTTGTGTGACTTGAATTTTCCGTTGGAGCGTCCAAGCACGCATGGTTTCTAAATCCTGCTTTGTGTAGCGTGTTTCTTCTTCCATCTGTCCCGCTCCTTTACGCGCCGTGCGTCCAGATTTCTTCAATTTGCTTCCGGCAGTATTCCGGGCCGTTCAGGTTGACCCAATCACTGATAATGGCGCGGTCTTCGTCTTCACGGTGTTTGTCGATAGCCTTGAAGTTCTCTTGCAGGGTGTCCGGGTCAAAGTATTTCACGCTGGAACCCGTACCGTGGGCCAGAACCACGCGAACAGCAATACAAGCCGCGTCCGCGCAAATTTCGATACGCAGGTTTCCAAACTCCATGAAGTACGCGCCGACGAATGACGTACTTTTCGTCAGACCGCGGGCGGTCCCGAACTCCTGCATTGCAAGGGTGCGGGCCGTCTTCGCCGTCAGCTTGACCCCGCCGTGGCACTGTTTCTTTTTCGTCATGTTGTTTCCTCCCGCTCGAACCTGATTTTCATTTGCGCCGGGCAAAGGTCCACTTCCGGGCGACGGGTCCCCGTCCATCGCAGGCCCCCGGCTTGTCCAACGCATTTCCAGCCAGCGGCCCGCAGGCTTGCGCCGTTCTCTGTGTCCAGAATATAGGTGACTACTCGTTTATAGCCCATCGCCCTCGCCGCTCTCCATGCCGCGGCGTAAAGCATTGAACAGGCGTTGCGGGTCCCGTCCGTGCAAAGTCGGTTGACCTCCAATGTCCAACCGTCGTCAAGGTGGCGCGATACAGGACGGCCCACAATGGCAACCCCTACGATTTTTTCACCGTCAGATAGCCCAATGGAAAACTTATGCCCCACGGTTGCCCCGTGGTGTCGGTGGTTTTGCTCGACAAACGCGTTTGCTTCTCTAAGCGTCATCGGTACGATTTCAAGCACGTTGCGTTCCCTCTCTCTCCGCCGCCGCTCTCCTGCGACAGCCACCAAAGCGGATTGTTCCGCTTGTCCTCATACGGGCAAGGGCTACCATCGTCACAACTGACTTTCCCGCACCCGGCACAATACTTCCGCTGGAATTCTTCGTCCCACGGCGCTTCAATGACGGGCAAAGACGCAAGGAACGCCGCCAGCATTTCCGGGCTTTGCGTGATTCTCTCAAATTCTGTCACTGTCAAAACCTCCTGTTTGATTTTCGCGGGCTTATGCTCCCGCCGTTTCTGCCGATTCCTCCACCGCGACGCGCCCGCGCCGCTTGAAGTTTGCTTGTAACCTCTGCTGGGCAAGAACGGGGTTGTATGCGGGCCGCTGGTTGCGGTCAAGAATAACGGTCCCGCTTTCGCCCGTTTCTTCCCCGCGCTTCAATTCAAGGTAGATCGTTTTCACGCTCATTCCCAGCCGTTCTGCTATGTCCGCCGCCCGGTCGTTCGACTGATACCACGCGGAAATCTGCTTTCGGTCTGCGAATGTCAAATATCTGTATTTCCGCAAGATTTCTCACCCCCGGTTCTGTTGTTCTCCTATTTCTTTGCAAAAAAAATTAGGCTACACAGGTCGTTTGACCTTGTGTAACCTAATCGTAATGCTTGCCAAAAAACCACTTGACAGCAGCCACAAGATGTGGTAACCTACGAAGGTTGCCACTGATAGATCGGAAGCCGAGTTCAAAAACTTCTGAAAAAAGTTCTTGACAAGCGCTTCT